ACCGTATAAACAAGCGTCGTATTTATGATATGAATTAGATCATTAACTTGTAATTTTGTAGACGCTTCGCTGAAATAATTTGCCGAAGTGACAGTCGCTTGAGAGTCATTAGTGTAATAGGTGTAGATCCTTGGCGCTGGAGAAGACCCACCAACATGAGACAGTGTTTCATTGGTGAAAGCCATTAGTACCTCACATCGACAAAGGGATTACTCTGGATAGGTGTTTGTGGGTACTGAAGCGAATCAGTAAAGCGGGCCATCCTCGATGCGTTGACGTACTCAGCGGCCATCTCACCTCTTGCTGCGGCGCTATCACGGATGCTCGTGGCAAAATCTTTCGCCAGGGCATACTCAATCATCTTGGAAAAGTAAACGGGCCATTCGGTTTCAGGCGCGTTGTAAATGTAATCAACATAGAGCGCATCAGAAGTGTTCGTATACAGCTTATCGCCATATAGCTGGTAATTCTGATTCGGGTAAATCTTGATAATGAACAGCCTATCGGTAGGGAGTTGATAGATAGACTTGTATTCACTGTCCACCGGAACGTCAGTAGTCAGCGAGATTTGCGCTTTCTTGCGAGCAAAACCCCACCTGAACTTGGTTAGTTCGTTTTGGACAATGTTGTCGTAGAGCTTATTAGCAACCTCTTGCGCCCTAGATGATCCTGTTAAGGACGTCAGGGGAGAATCTCCGATTAATACCAAAGCGTTACTAACCAGATCAATTTTGGATGCCATAAAGACCTCGAAAATAATGGGGGGCCGAAGCCCCCCGACTATTTAGGCGTCGCCGAGTGCGGTACCAGAAGCGCAGTCGATCGTCGTACCGTTGTTAGTTTTCACGAAAGTGATCGTAACAGCAGCAGCGTCAGAGTCGCTTACCAGAATTACATCATTGACTTGCAGCTCGTTGATTACGGGAAGGAAATAATCCGATCCAGTAACCGTGGCGATTGAGTCAGGTGATGAATAAGCATAGAGCTTTTGAGCATCGCCTGAACCGCCAATGCGAGAGAACTTAGTGATATCGAAAGCCATTTTTTAGTCCTCCTTACGCAGTCTTGTCGTACTGAACTTTAACCAAACCGCCCTCGTCGCGAACGACAGAGCCAGCCTTCAGCATACCGTTGGTCAACCAAGAAGTACGCTCAGGGATCCAGTTAATTTCAGTTTTCATGTCGATGCCGATAGCAAGACCAACAGCAGGCTTTTGGAAGAACCAAGAGTCTACGATGTTAGCAGCTTCACTCAGGCCACCTTCAGTACGAGTTTCGATGATGATGAACTTGAAACCTACGAGGGTATCTACTTCACCTGAAACCAGTGCCTTGATAGCTTGATAGTCAGCAGACGTTGCTTTCTCGTCAACCAAGAGACCGCCCAAACCTTCAGCTTCGATTGCAGCATAAAGCTCAGTGTTGGGTACGCCTTGATCTTTGAGTTCGACAGCAGCTTGGATAACCTTCGCCATTGTCAGGTTCGCAGCACCAGCGGCAACCGTAGTTGTCAAAGGCGTGGAAGCGTCCATAGCGTCGATCACAAGCTGGTCACAGCGACGGCCCAAAGCGCCAGCAATGGTGTTTGCCAGTTCTTGCTTCTCGTCGAAGTTTACTTCAGCAGCGTCAAAGATGTCGGTGTACTCAGGCGCGTTCCAGTTGGCTAAAGTAGCCGTCTTGAACTCGTGAGCCACGTCCATCGGAGTGACAAGATCAGAAGTTGATTTTTGATTCGCAAGGCCCTTGCCCATGCGACGGAATTTGTAGGTATCGCCTACAACGTTGTTACGGACAGTTACAGCATTCTTCAGCAGGCCCATGCCCTGATAGGCATGTTTTACCATACTGTCAAATTCTGTTACTGCTACAGCAGAAAGATTCTTTGACATTAGTCTATTCCTCAAGTGTCAAATAAATTTAACGAGACGTTTCACATGAAACATCTACTTTTCTGAGGTTTTCGACTGAGTACCCGACAGATCGGTCAGTCTATAACCTAAATCTGTCAGGCCCAAGCGGGGTATCCGACTTTGTTATGATACCAATAACTTTAATGATTGCAAATACTTAGCCGAGGGTTTGAACGTAGGGTCTA